TGTGGATAAGTCTTTAAATTAATGTTGCACATTTGCGAACTGTTCGCTATTATGAATAGGTATGAGAAATAATCAGTGTGAAAATTGTAATGGTGATGGATTTGTAGAAATTATGGGTGATGGAGATAATTTCGAATACGATGTGATCGGAACAAAACCTTGTCCGGACTGTATTTATCCAATTAATGATGATAACTAATATGCAAATTTTTGAAACAAAAAGTGAATTAAGAGCTGAGTTTGATCGTAGAAATAGATTGAAGAAATTTGAAGTATTCATGCAGAGTTTTATTCTGTTGGCGGTATTTGTTGGTGCAATTTTATTAATCCACGCTTTTGCAGTAAGTTGTACTCTAAACTAATATGCCAAAACACTACGGAATCAACAAAAGAATAAAACAAAAGAAGATTTTTAAAATAATGAAGATTGTTGCGGTAATAATATTTGTAAGTTTATATTTTATTAGTTTAACACTAAAATGATATGCGACACACACGAATTAAAGAACTTCAAAAGAAAATAGAGGAACACAAATGTCTTTTAGAAATAAACCCAGAATGTGTTTGTCTTTGTTGGAAGGAACAAATAGCCGAACTCGAAAATAGAGATATAAATGAACTCGAAATGTTGGAAGCTATAATGGTAGATTTCAAAACTGCGGTATATAAAGATCAAGCGAAGAAATGTCTTAGTCCAGAAACAACAATTATTGATCTCGAAGCGATTCTCCGGAATCATTTATTAGGTGATGTTAAATAAAATTAAAATAATATGAAATTATATTATGTATCTCCGAGTGATGAAGTTTTTGAAGAAGTAAAAGAAAAAGCGATGGAATTGTGGAAAGAAGTTGATACTGACAATGATGAGTTTGGTTATGCAACAGAAAAAATAAACAGAATTAAAGACATTAAAAACTTTGAAGATAATGTGATGTTTATTGTTGCAATGTTCGACGCCGGTAATCAATTGAAGCTTTCTAATAAGCTTTCGGATGAAGCTAAAAAAGCAATTTCTGACAGGATCGATGAATCAGGTTATTTAATTAATGTTTTTAAAGATTAATATGATCGAAAAAATAGAAAGGTCAGAAATAAAAGATATTAGTAGCATTGAATTTGACTCTAACGCTTTACTACTTGCAAACAAGATAAACGAAATCATAGAAACACTTAATAGATATAACTTAAAATAAGTATGAGAAAACCAATATACAATGAAAAAACCCACAGACACGAAATAGACGGAGTTGATTTTGACGGACATTTTGTAGAATGGAAACTTGAATATAATCCAAAGACTTATTTGAAAGAAAGTGAGTATAGTGGTGACCAATGGAGAAAGGGAGGAGAGGTAAAAATCTATCTCAATGGTGATTGTGTATTAAACGAATTTTGCAGAAGTCCAGAAAGAGCCTTAATGCTTTTGAGTGGGGGTCTACATAAGTTGCAATGCCATTTTGAATTATTTGGAGTGCAACTGGAGAACTGGAAAGAGGAAATAGTTGGAAAGAAAGTACATCACGGCGGAATACCCAGTGTCGTAGAAAGATATGTTAATGATGGTGAAGTTATGCTCCGTAGGCTTGATGGAAAGCCTTATCAGCCCGATTTATATCCATCTCTAGTAGGAGATGACGAAGAAGATGAATGGCTAGACAAAGACAGGGTACATATTACAGACGAAAGAATTAACTGGAATGTTCCACAAAACTAATATGTCAAACTTCAAATCAAAAGCAATAAATATAGGTACAGGAGAAGAAGTAGAAGTAATACATTGTGACGACTACTTCGGAAGACACGTCTATGGCTACTTACCAGATGATGTTACAGAGGTAATGACCAAAGCAGAGTTTGAGGGGCTTTATAAGATTAAGGAAAATTAAGATGGAAGACAAAATAAAAACATTAGAGGTACTAAAATTTGCAGAGTTTAGAGGAAAAGAAATTCAAGAACTACTAGACCACTTAAACGAAAACTACAAAGACCGATTAGCAACAGAAGATATTTCAAAATTCTTTGAAGAAAATCCTGATAAAATCCCTGAACAATTTAAGGACGGTAATTTCTACTTCTTTTTTGGTTCTGCGTTTCGCCGCTCGGACGGTGAGTGGGATGTGCCGTGTGGCCGCTGGAACGACGGTGAGTGGCGCCGCTACGGTCTCTGGGCTAGGAACGATTGGTCTTCTGACAGCCGTGTAGTGCTTTTCGGGAATACTGACACATTGAATCTGAACATTGACCATTTGATTTTGAACATTGGCGATAGAAAATTTAAGATTAACTGCGAAGAGCTATGAGTAAAATACAACAAATAATTTCAGAAGCTATTGGGGAGGATAGGAAAATCCAATGCACAGAGAACTGCGAATTATGCCAACAAACTTGGAATCATTACAACCACGCAAAACAAGACCTTAGAAATAAAATCCCAGAAATAGAAAAGTTAATTGTTGAGGAGATTGAGAAGTTTGTTTTAGGGTATTACAAAAATGTGATGTCTTTATCAGGTGGAAAATTACCATTTGTAGTTTGGGAGGGAAAAGCAGGAGAGGCAGAAAAAGTGGCAATATATGAACAGGGAGTAAAAGACACTTTGAAAATTATTCAAAACCTAACATCATAAGTATGAGAACATTTACACAAGAGACCAAAGATAAATACATTGCACGAGTAAAAGCACATCAAGAGGCAGACCAAATCATTAAAGGTCAATATTGGGAGAATGGAAAAGGTTGTGCAGTGGGTTGCACAATAGAAGGTTCAGACCATTCTAAGTATGAAAAAGAACTAGGAATACCAAAAGAAATTGCGTATTTAGAAGATACTATTTTTGAGAACTTACCAAATGAATTAGCAATGACTTTTCCATTGAGATTTTTGGAAGCAGTCCCTGTTAAAGCAGACCTATCAAAAGTAGTAGCAAAGTTTGTTATTTGGCAATTTGAAGATGAAGCATACGGGCTAAAAAATATTAAGGAAGTGCAAGAAGATAAAGAAGTTTATGAATTATGCGAAGAAGTAGTAGCACTTTACAAAAGAACTTTAACTGAAAAAGTTTCAGAAGATGAGTTTTATGAGCTGTACTTGAAAATTGACAGGTCTTGGGCTGGGGCTGGGGCTTGGGCTAGGGCTTGGGCTGGGGCTAGGGCTTGGGCTATGGCTTGGGCTGGGGCTAGGGCTTGGGCTGGGGCTTGGGCTGGGGCTGGGGCTTGGGCTGGGGCTGATTATGAAAAACAATTCATAGTAATGTCAGAGAAACTATTAGAGCTTATTAGAGAATGTGAAATTAACTAACTATGACTACACACCTAGAAGAAGCAACTGAAATATTTGACCTTAAATACAAGGAGGTTTGGAATTCAAAAATATCAGCATTTGTACCAATCCCACAAGGAATAAAATCAAATATGATAAAGGACATTGTATTGTTTCACATAGCATATCTTGAGAAATCTATTTTGAGATTAGAGAAAATGAAAAGAACAGAGAGAATAAGCCACACTCCTAATTGTCAAAGAAACCCAACCGAAGATAACCACCAATATTGCGAGCTTTGGATTGGAGATGAGGAGTATAACGATGCAATAGAAGAAGAAATATCCCACAAACAACAAGAACTATTACAAGCTAAAGAATTATTGAAATGAAAGAACAAAATTGGATTGATAGATTTATCTACTGGTTTTTTGAAAAGTTGGAGAGATACGACTGCTCAAAAAATAGACATCGTTGGGTATATACACTGTCAGAGAGTGGAATAGTGTATAGAGATGATAAAGATGTTCCACCAGAATTATGGAAGTGTATGAATTGTGGAGTAAAGAAACAGGATTTTTTACAAGCTAAAGAGATGATTAAATAATATGAAAAGAAAATTGCTAATCACATACTACAAACGCCTAATACTTGCTAGGTTGTGGTGTTCATTATTCGGTCATCGTTTCCACAATGATATGTGGAATGGAGGAGGTGACGAAATGTGTAACAGGTGTACAAAATACAAAGAGTGCGATGGATACTGGTTCTACAATAACTAGTCAAATAAATAATATGAAACTATCAGATACAGAAAAAGATAAAATCAAAGAAGAGTGGTTAAACCTTGAAGTAGAATATAACCCTTTTCAAACAGCAGAATGGTGGCTGACAAAATTTGAAGCTATCCTAGAAAAGAAAGAGAAGGATATTGTGGAGATGAGTAAGATTGAAAATATAGATGAACACTTAGCGACTATTTACGAATTAGGTAAGAAAATTAACGAGATTATCAATAAATTAAATAACAAGTAATATGAGTAAGATTGAAAAAATAGAAGTAGATTATTATAGTAGTATTCCAGAGGTACTACTAAATGTAGTTCAAAAACTGAATGAAGTAATAGATTTTTTAAATAACAAGTAAGTATGAAAAAACAAATCGCAAAATTAACAGTACCAGAACTCACAGAAAGAAATAAAGCTAGAATTATATTTTGGCTTGAAGGTGTCGCAAAAGATTTAAGAGAAACAGACGCTAAAACTTATGCAAAGCCTTGTAGCTTTGTGTGTATGAAATAACAATATGCTTACAGATAAAGAAATCAGGAAAGCAAAAAAGAAAGTAGAGAAAGTTTTAGATAGATTAGAAGATTACGATAAAGGAAATATAACATATGGAAATCTTAATAAACGAAATTGTAGAAGCACAAGGAATTACACCTAAACATTATTAGTATGACACTTAAAAAATCACGAGAAAAAGCAATTAAAGCAATAAGTAAAAAGCACAACGCCACACCAGATAAAATTCATGTTTGTATGGCAGATGATATGCACCCTTACAACTGCGATGGAATGTTTGGAGGTCGATGTATTCACTGCGAAGAAGTGGTTGAAGACGGACACAATCCAAAAACTTGTGCATTGTGTAATTGGGATAATGAATAATATGGACTTCAAAAAAATAGAAAAAGCGATAGAAAAAATAATGGCAAATATCGGATTGCCGGTGTATTGTAGTATTTGTGAGGATTGGTATGAAGAAGATCATTTTAGTCACCTCCACTTAAGATAAATAACATGAAAAAATATAAACCGAAACAGAATATTTGTATGTCAAAGAGAATGACAAATAAACAAAAATCAGAAATTAATTTTCTTATAAAATTTGGTAAGATTAATCCAACAGATCAAGAAATTCAATCATTTATTGAAGCGACTGTGTCCGGCAAGAATAATATTAGAGTCGGAATGCATACCAAATTAAATCCTTTAGTTGAAGCAAAAAGAAAACTAGATATTTCAATAAAAATGTGGAAAGAAGATATTAAAGTTGGATTGTTGTTTAAAAAAGAATTGATTGAAGATTTTGGGAATGATGAATATTTTATTAAAATAATTAAGAATATATGAAGAAAGAAGCATCGTTTGGACCGGAATTTAGATCGTGGTTGAGAGCAAATCCAATGCCGACAAGTGCCTACGAGTTGAAGCAAACAACAGCACTATTGCCCTTTTCAGCCGTTAAGGAGCATCAAATCAATGCCTTGTTAGCATCAAAACTTCGAGGAAAGGGAATATTGTACAAAATTCCGGATGATTCCAGAGGTGTGAAGCCCTTTGACTTTTTCTTTTTGAATGGAGTCTTCGCATGGATTGTGATCAAGTATCAGAAAAAAGGCTTTGTCATTATTGATGTCGAAACATTTGTTTTGGAATCAGAGAGATCTAAAAGAAAAAGCCTTGACTGGGTTAGAGCCAAAGCTATTTCAACTATTGAAGTGATTTACTAATGGTTACTTCTTACCCATTAATTCTTCCGCTTCCTTCTCCGGATCAATGTCCTCAAAGGCTTCGATTCCTGTTTTCTCCGCCTGTTTGTTGATTAAATTTTGTTCAGTATATTCAATTAAGAAATCCTCAACTTCACCGAAATATGCCTTCCACTTGTTCTTTGTAAACTTTTCAATATCTCCTTTTGGAGCAGGAAATCCATGAAGTTCTTTCTTCGCAGTTTTATCATAGAAGAAATTTTCAACTCGTGGAGCTTCTTTGTCCTGTTTTGTTCCTTCGATAATTGAAATTCCACGATTTGTCTTTCCATCCTTTTCAATTGAGTAAGGAGCAAGACGATAAACTTTTGAGAAATCCATTGAAGGAAGTTTCTTCATCAAGTCAGTTGCAAAGTTATTTCCAACTGGTGTTGAGATGATAAGATCTCCGTTCTCATCATTAATTGTAACTTGCAACAGTCTTCCGAAAGTTGTATCTGCAAACGCTACCTTTGTGATCTTCCCTGAAAGTGCCTTGAAGACAATTTCATTCTTTGATCCTTTAACTCCATCCGGTGTTTCATATTCTCTAACTTCTGCACCCTCTGTCCCTTCCGGAACTACAAGTCTGAATGTTGCATCGCTTCCTAGAATTGATACAAAATCAGCATTGCTTTTTTGTTCTCGTGCCATGTGTATTTATGAATTATTTTTAATGTTGTGTTATTCACACATTTACTATTGTATCAATTGCGAACAGTTCGCACAATTGCTACAATGGGGAAAACATGACAGAAAAAAAAGAAGAATATAAAAGCATATATGGTTATCAGAAAAATAGTTTGTCGTGGAGTTCTTATTCAAAATGGAAATCAGGAAAGGAAGGTTATCGTGATCAGTATTATCATCCGGAAAGACCACGATTCGAAACTCCTGAAACAATCTTTGGCAAAAAGATTGGTAAATATTTAGAAGAAGATCATCCAGAAGTGAAGCATGTCGAGAAATATAAAAATCCTGAACATAAAATCAGTGTCGAAATTGAAGGAATTAAAGTTATCGGTTATCTCGACAACTTCGATCCAGTGAAAAAGAGATTTTTGGAATATAAAACATCACACAAGACGAAAGATGGAAAACACAACTGGACCGATTTAGCAGTTTCCAAACATAAGCAACTTGATTTTTATTCAATGTTGATTCAAGAAAAATATGGCACAGTGCAAAATCAATGCAAATTGATTTATTTGGAAACGCAGGAGTCGTATATCCATTATAAAGGAAGGCAACTTGAAGCGGTGAACAAGGGATTGAAACTCACCGGAGAAGTTAAAGAATTTAAACGGACCATTGCACAATGGGAACGAGATGCAATCAAAAGGGATATTATAAAGGTCGCTAAAGAAATTCAAGAAGACTATGAAAGATTCAGAAAAAATAATCAAGGAGCATTATAGAAACATGGGGAAGAAAAGTGCAAAAGCAGAGTTTAGAACAAAGGAGTATTATCAATATCTTCAAAAGAAATCAGTTGAAGCACGAAGATTAAAGAAACAACAAGATGAGCAACAAAGTTAAACAACAAGCTAGACGAAAAAGGTATTTGAAAGCAAAGAATATTAAGAACAACAATATTCCAAAATCAATGACTAGAGGACTGGTTATAACTCAAAAAACTGCGGACAAAGTGGCTCGAGCTATGGGTGATCTCTAACTGGGGAAAAGTATCACTTGTTATTTGCGAACTGTTCGCTACAATAGATATTGTTATCAAGTAATGTGAATTCTATTCACTAACACAAACATGAAAAAAATATTTATTGAATACGCAGAGTTGAAGAAACAAGAAAAGATTATTGCAGATGCAATTGAAGAAAAGAAGCCATTGATCATTAAAGAGATGAAAGAAAAAGGACAGGATAAAATTCCAACAGAGTTTGGAAGTTTTAGGATTAATGAATTACCACGATGGACTTATTCTGAAGATGTAAAAAAGATGGAAGTGAAGCTTTCAAAGCTAAAAGAAAAAGAACAACAGACCGGCGTTGCGGTTGAAACAAAAGTTTTATCATTAGTATTTAATGCTCCAAAAGAAGAGAAATAATATGACATCAAAAATAATTCAATTTTCATCATCTGCTACGGAAGAAGGACATGAAATATTTGGTTTAGGAGAAGACAATTTAGTTTATATTTGGAGTTATGAAAAATGTAATTGGGAACTTTATGGAAGATAAATAGTTTGTTGTCCGGAATGACAGTAAACTATTTATAATTAAAAATTAAAAAAATGGATTCAGGTTTTAAATTATTTGGAGACTGATTTTAATCTTTGGCTCTTTCGGAATCGTTGGAGCAGGTGAACGAGGAGTTAAAGTTAGACTGGGGAAGATCACAGGAACAGTTGAGCAAGGACTTTATTTCAAAGCACCCTTCATCGACAAAGTTTATAAAATTGATGTACGAACACGAACAATCAAAAACGAACATTATGTAAATGAAGATGGTAAAACACTTTCAAACAATCCTTTGGAGTCAGCTTCAAAAGATTTACAGGATGTTAGAGTTTCAACAGTTGTAAACTACAAAATTGATCCTTTGAAAGTTCGAGAATTGTTTGAACAATATCGAACAGAGGAAAATTTTGAAGAGCAAGTTTTGAAGCCAATCATTAAAAAAGAGATTAAGGAAACTACATCCCTTTATACAGCAGAGGAATTGGTTACAAAACGAGCAGAATATAACTCAGTTATCGACTCAACACTTACAGAAAACTTTACAGGAGTAGGAGTGATTTTTGAACAATCAAACATCACAAACCTTGCTTTCTCAGAATCTTTCAACAAAGCAATTGAAGCAAAGGTGACTTCACAACAAGAAGCACTTAAAGCTCAAAACGATTTAAAGAGAATTGAATTTGAAGCACAACAAAGAATTGAAACAGCCAAAGCGGAAGCCGAAGCTATCAAAATTCAAGCACAAGCCATTAACTCACAAGGAGGTGCAGATTACGTAGAACTTCAAAAAATCTCTAAATGGAATGGAGCAGGGTGTACTTCATACTGCGGACTAGACACTTCTACTGGACTATTAATTTCTCGATAAATTGAAATATGTTGTTGTGATTTCCATTGTGCTTATCATAGTAAACATTATGATAAATATCTCAGAATGGTCCAAAAATAAAGTAGATGGAGAATATGAATATTGGCAGATGAACTTTTTAAGAAATGAAAATAATTGTGTGCTTCCGGAGTTCAACCATAAAATAAAAATATCTTTTGAAAATACAAGAACAAGGGGTAATAATGGAGAATATTATTGGTTGAAACAGGAAATAAAACTCGCTTCAAATGATATTGATACAATATCTCATGAATCTTATCACGCAGTTTCACATGCTATTAGAAAATATTCATTAGAGAAAGATGAAGAATATGGAGCATATATGGTTGGATCACTCGTGAAATGTATTACAGACATGATTGAAGCCTAGCAAAAGTAAATCTCCCCTCAATGTTATTAGCATCTCATAGGGGAGATTTTTGCTTTGGGGGATCAGCCCAAATCGGACACTGCTGTCACCAGCCCTCTTAGATGTATACCTCCTTTCGGTAGCGAACCTATTTCGGCACTTGTCACTTCGGACAAATTGTTTCGAGTATAATTAGACTCGTTTTAGAATCGAATTGTACTTGTTAAATGAATCCTTCCTCAAAGTCCTCTTGAAACTTCGATTTCCGATAGACGGAAGAAACTTCCGTTGTGTCGTCGATGAGTTTGTCTTCGACAGCTCCCCATTGTAATCCTCCGAATTGGTAGTTCGGTGGAAATTCTGGATCATTGCCAAACAACTCACTTTGGTAATAAACTTCTTCTTCTAGACTACTCATAAAAAGACCCCCTTTCAGTACCAAATTATAACACAAACGAAAATCCACACAGGTATGATGTGTGGATTTCCTATGTTGAAGGTCGATATTCAACCTCAATATTTTATCACAAAAGAAAAACACCGCACCTTATTCATAATGCGGAGTTAGTCGTTCCAACCGATGAAACTATTTTATTTTACTACTATTGGCAAGAATCGCAAACATTTGCTTCTGCAGGATCAGCCATTGGCTCAGCCGGAGTTTCTGCAACTGTATTGTCTTGAATTTCGTTTTCACTCATAGTTTTGTAAATTAATTATAAAGTGACTTCTCTGTATGGATTCCAACAATGCTTTGAAGCATTCCAATCTCTTGTTCCGTTTTGAGAATACAAGTATCTTCCGTAAGCCAAATTCCCTTCCAAAGTGTAAATGTCTAAACCTAATTTTTTTGAAGTTTCCAAGTGCCAATATTCGTTCACTTGCAATGCACCAACATCTTTTGAGTTTACTTTTCCTCTTAAGATCTCACCATTTTCATCAAATTGCCGGTAAGTTGATTCACATCTTGCGACATCAATCATAATCGGCACATCACTAAAATATTCTTTTATTTTCTCTTCAGTATTAAGTTGTTTTTTAACTGGCAACTCTTCCTTTACTTCTTCCAGAACAATTATTTCTTCTGGACCTTGAGCAAACACAGGGATTGCTAGTAAAAGGAGAACAGTTGCGATTAGTATAATGATTTTTTTTATAAGCCTCACATTAAATTCTTCCAGACCTTCTCATTACAAAAATAATCGACTAAGAAATCTTTGCTTTTGCATTACAGTGGGAAAGAACAACTGCAAATAATTATACTATATTAAGAATACAATTCTTGAAGTTTTGCACGAGTCATCGGTCCAATGTTTGGAACTCCAGTTGGATGTAAACCATATCTCACTTGAAATTTCATAATGGCTTGTTGAGTCAATGGTCCGAAGTTTTCAATCTCCGGAACTTCAACCGCAAGGAGTCCTTCATATTTTAGACATCGTTGAACTGATATAATTGATCCATCATATTTTGGCTTGTCGCCTTCTCCTCCTTCAAATGAGAATGTTTCAATCACATCCGAAAGAATACATCGCTTGTTGAAAAAATCTTCTGTCACTTCTCTTTCGGTATAACCTCCAAAGTGTGCTGAATCTCCAATCTTCAAACATTTCACTCCATTTTTGTTTAGGTAATAGTCTTCACAAACAACTTCATGACGAACTTCTGCTCCTTCATAAGTCACATTTGAATCTAGAATGACAGGAACTTTTTTTGACCATTCTGCGTATGTTCCGTAAACCAAAAGAGTTGGATTCTTTCCGGCTTCAAGAGCCTGAGCAAGACGATCAATGTTTGTACCTTGAGGAAAGTAGAAATAAGCCACCACAGCCTCAGCAATAGCCTTTGCAAAGAGATCAGCAACCTTTGTTCGTTTCACTGTATTAATTTGATCCTCAGTCAAATTCTGGCTCTTCATGAGTGCTTCAAGTGTTGCTCCACGCTTTGCAACGATTTCATTGGCGTTTGGAATGTGCATCCCTAATTGTCCTTGATTAATTCGAAGCTGATAAATAGAAGCAGGTGAAAAATCAATCCACACTCCAGTAAGAATGAATATTTTAATTGATAGTTGCTTTGCTTTTGAGAAAGCTACACACGCAGATGATCCTGCTTGATTCCAAACAGGATAACTTTTTAATTTGTCTTTTTTCTTCCATTCAAAGGATGCAGATTGTGGTAAAACTTCATCCACGCTCCATCCATTTATAACTTTAAGATCCTTTCGTGGATCGTCTATAATTCCTGAATATTTATGCATGTTATTTTCCTAGATAATTATCTCCTTCACTTCCTTTATGTGAGAAGTAAAATGATGAAGCTCCAACTGCTAAAAGCATGAATTGGTCCACCGGCAAGAGTTCCAAAACGAATCCTGCACAGGCGGTTACTGTTAAAAGTATGAACACGATTTTTGATGCTGATTTGAAAATGTTTTCCATGTTTCTTAAGGTTATTAATAATTTTATTTTAACACATCAATGTCAAAATACTTTTTGCAGACATATTCGGTTGCGAAAATTAATGGAGTCAGCAAAATAAAAACAATTATTAATCCTAAAAAGGCGATGATTAAATCCTTAAAAGTTACATGTTGCTTTAGTTTTCTCATAAATTTTCTCATAAGCCTATTTTCTAGTCATTACACCTGAAAGAATATCCAATAATATATTCGCCACTCGATTCAATCCTGCCATTCCTAAGAATGATCCCACCGCAGAAAATAAAATTACAAGATATTGCTGTTCAAACAATATTGTAGCAATTAAACCGAACACTCCACCGGAAAAAAGAGCCAGAACAAAAAGAATTAAGAAGTCGATTCTCGTGAAATTTGTTCGACTATCTCTTGCAACTTTCAGTTGGCTTGTGGCGTGGACAATCGATCCAAATATAATAACTCCTAGTAGAATGATTGCCTGATAAACTTCCGGTAGTAGTTTCATTGAACTCCATTTTAGTGCTAATAATAAGGTTTTAATTGCCTAAATTATACCACACATGTATAAAAAAATAACTATGTTTTTCTACACAGTTATCTTTTAGTTGCTTTTTTTATTTAATTGTGGTATAGTGTTTATATGTCAATAATAATTGCAATCATAGTTGGATATTTCGTAATCGCTTATGTTATTCCAATTGCCCTATTAATTATTTTAAAAATAATTCAAGGAGTTATGATTCACAAAGAACTGAATAAAGAGAAGAAATAATTATTTCTTTTTTACTGTTCCAAATAATTCCTCTAATAGATCCTCTAAAGCTTTTTGTCTTACCGGATTACTTCTTCCTGCAACATCTTTTAATTTATCCATAATAACTCCTTGTAGATTTCCAGCCTTTTCAATTCCGGCAGTGATTTGTCCTTGAAACCCTGCTTTAGGAGCAATATCATAATATTTCTCAAGAATATTGTAAAAATCAATAAGTTCTTTTGTTTGTAAGCTAGATTTTCCTTTAACCTTTGTTGCATTATCAAGATTTCGAAGAATTAATTGAAGTCGTGGATTTGTTGCTGAATTACTTGCCAATCGTCTTGCAAGAAGTCCTGCACTCATTTCCAAAATATCTTCATCCGCACCTTCAAGACCCTTCATGAATTTACGCATTTCATTTAATGGAGTCACAATTTGTCGGTATTCACTATTCAAAGCTTTATAACTGTCATTTTTTGTATCAAGTACATCAGAAAGAGCAGAACGAATAGCTTCATAGGCTCGTTCTTGAGTATCTGTAATATTTGCCAATGACTTCTTTTTCCCACCGAGAATTTCAAACAGCTCTTGTCGAAGTAAGTGTTTTGATTTTCCTGAGCCATCTTTTACAGCTTCAGTGAATGCTTTTTGAATTGCCACTTGATCAGACTTTGACAACTCAGAAGCAAGGTTTGTATTTGAAAAATCAAGTTCGCCTGATTTTGAAAGTCGAAGACCATCCATTCCGCCAAGATCCTGAAGCTTAGAAAGAACAACTGGCTCAAGTTCAATTTGATTTACGTCCCCAAGACCATCTGCAATACTTCCCAATTTCTTTCCAACTTCACTTCTTTTTGCATCAAGCTCCTTCAATCTATTAACAATAGGTTTTCCAACAGCTTCTAATGGATTACTTTTTGTTGCTCCAACTTCAAATTGCTTAACATTTTCTGCAAGTTTTTTAAGAGCAGGACCTTGTTCTTTTGGAATAGTGTAAAGGTTTTTAACATCAACAATATCTATATCATCACGAACAGCCCGTTGTGCAATTTTAGAAGGGAGTTCTTTTATTGCTTTTTCAGCATCCATTTTAGTTGCAACATTTGTTGCAACTCTACGAGGAACACTTGTAATTGGATCAGCAATGTTTTTAACTGTATCAACAGCCCCTTTTGCTGTTTTCATAACATCTGTTGTTGTGTCAACAACATTATCAATAGTGTTTCCAACTGCTTTGATGGTTGCTTCAGCACCTTCTTGAAGTGGTTTTTTAACAATTGCACCTCCAACAACATCAGTTGCAAGTGACAGAGTTCCAAGAAGTGCATCAACATCTTTTTTAGAACTTTCATCAAGACCACTATACCATCCAATAACTCGCTGAGCTGTTTCAGTATCAGCAACTTTTTCAGCACCTGTTTGAACAGCACTTCCAACTTTTTCTTGAACTTTTTGTGGAGTAAGAGCTTTAATTCCTCCCATGATTGTTTCACCAATAATATCTGAAGCAAAACCTGCACCTTGTCCGAATTTTTGAAGTAGGGATCGAGCTTTGGTTGTTTCACCTGTTGCAACTGATTCATCAATCTCGCCAAAGTTATCAGAACGCTTAATAGCAGACTCCTTTATTCCAGAAGCAATTCCTTTCAAATCAGCAACAAAGCCCTCGTCTTTTGGAGGATTCATTGGATTGCTTAATCCTGCATTAGAAAGTTCCTCATTCATCCTTCCTGATTGAATTCTTCCACGAAGCTCAGTTGCGAAAGGTGAATTGGGATTTTGTCTTGCATATTCGATTGCTGTTTTTATATCTGCCATGTTATTTTTGAAGTGAGTTAACCATGCTATTAAAGAAGTCTTCATTACTTTGACCTGCCACATTTTCTTCTACAATACTATCAAGAAGTTCATCATTTGAAAGTTTTGCAACATTAAGTGACCCTTGCATTTGACCGGCAACTCCGGCACTTTGATAAAGTCCTTTTATTGTTGTTTCTCTGTTTTGTGCCTTCTGAGCTAGAACTTCTGCCCCATCTCCAACTCTAGGGAAGTATTGTTCACGAGCGTTTGCAAATTCTTCTGGTGAAATAACAGCTCCTGATTCTCGTCTTAAAACAGCGTTGATAAAGTTTCTTTCAGCTTGTTCAAATTTTTGTCTATCATCTGTCTTTAAAAAGTTTGGCAACATTTGTCCAACATAGGACTTTACTCCTGTAAATTTAGATCCAATAGAATCAAATATAGAATTAGACTGAAGTGTTCTTTCTGCAAAGCCAAGTGCTGTGTTTTGAGCATCGTTCAATGGTTTTCCTGCATCTGTAAGAATTGCTCCAGTAGAATTCATTAATGACTGAGCCAAGCTATTTTCATAAGCAATATCACCTCTTCGAAGCGTTGAATTAAGTTGTGCAATTTCTTTTTGTCTTCCAAAGTCTAGTTCCGCTTGTTTCTCCTGAAACGCTTGTTGTGAAGCCATTTTCTCGCTTTCTGACATGTCATTTTGAACAAAATCATAAAGAGTTTTATAAAGTTGAATTTGTCTATTATCTTCATCATTTATATCTTTGATTCGATTATCAACTGTTTGTTGAGCTGAAACATAATCATTATTAGCAATATCATATTCAATAGACTTGAACGCAAGGTTTTTATTTGTTTCTTTTGTAAGTTGATTAATTTCATTATTAATTGCACCCATTGAACGACCTTCCTTGTTTGTGGTTTCAAGTTTATCTTTCTTGTCTTCGTAATTTGCACGAATAGATCGCAATTCATTTAAAACACGATTGGCAGTTCTAGCTTTTTCTTCAACTTGAGCTTCTTTTCGAATAGCATCTTTTGCAAGACTATTATCTTTTCCTAAAAGACCAATCATTCCTTCTTGAATTTGTTCTCGTGTTGATTTTGGTTTTTCAGCAATAACAACTGGCTCTTGTGCAACTTTCGAAGCCGAAGCATTGAAGCCTGATTGAGAAGATGCAAGTGCATTATTTACTGTGCTTTGAATCTGCATTGGACTTACCACCGGCTCGTTTAGTTTATCCGCAGGAATTGGATTTTTTCCAATATTTGATGCAATTAAATTATTGCTCACTGTTGATGGAGCTTGATAACCTTCAAATTTTGAAATATCAATTTTATTACCTGCTTTTGGAGAAGTAAACAAATTAGATTTTAATGAATCTAATGATGCAACTTGATCTGTTTTATTTTGCTTTAGTGTGTCTAGTATTGCCATATTGATAAAATTATAACATAAAATTATGCTGTTTTTTCTGCTGTATTGTTGATAATTAACTCTTCAATCTTTATCCTTGTTCCTCTCATCTCAACTTTCAATTGAACAAATTTTGATTTTCTACTCAATGGAATTTTGTAAGTTCCTTTTGTATCTTCATTTGAATCTGCTGTAATTCGACAAAGTTCTGTAAAATTATCTACATTAAATCTCATCAAATCATTTGCAACTGCAAAAGGAAAATCTTCATCGAGTGTCACTGTATAAGTTCCTGCATTTTCTGCGATTGAAGCAACATTTGCAATGTGTCCTGATCCTGTTCCTGCAATAATCTCAATTTCATCTCCTGCCACAACCATTGAAAGGTCGGCAACTGAAGTGAAAACTGTTGTTGATGTCCAAGTTCCATTCCAATTTGTTGTATCGTTATATTGAATTGAACTAAAAGGATAATCTTTTTTGTCGATGTCTTTATATTTGATAATTATTTCGTCATCTGGTCCAAGTGGAAAATATTTAATGCAAACATTTCCATAAGCATCAGTTATATTTGATGATGTAAGTCTAGGTGTTACGAAATAAGATCTATTTGGAAGGAAAGGAGAAATACCATTAATCACAGTTAATTCTGTTGAAAAATTTTGTTTCGCATTCAGTGTCGCTGAAAAACAAATTCTTCCACATGTGTTGCTGTCAAATAATCTATTAGTCAAAATAGCCATCGCCATTCTGTTTCCGTAAGCTCCCCATCCGTAATCATTTGTTTTAAAAATAAACCATGTTTGAGTAGTGCCTGAAGGTGCGGTGATGTCTATTTCATCTCCTGCAATCGCATTCGCATAAGAAGAAGCGAGCCGAAAAACTGTTGAGCTATCTTTAATAATAAAATAGCAAACAGATTCTTTTAACCCTCCGATTGCATGAGAGCCTTGATCAAATAATACTGGCATTCCTGTAATGACACTGTTTAAATTTCCGGAAGTCAAAGTAAAATCATTATCTGTTGCATCTACTGTGACACTTCCTCCAGTAATTCTTTGAATTGTTGTAGAACTAGGAGCAAATTTATGATAAAGAGATCCATTTGTATCGTCATAGCACCAAATTCCACTCAAAAAGTCTGGAAGAATTTTCCATCTTCCGTTTTCTGTAAAACTTGCAAGGTTAATATAAACAAGATCTCCATCAACAACCATTGCTCTGTTTGCAACTGTTGAATAATCATTGTTTGCATCTGCCCATTCAATAGAAGTGTTATAAACTGGAAGTTGTCCTATTTGGTCAAATCCTCCTCCGTTAAATCGCAAGAGTTGTCCAAGTGATGTGATGGCAACAACTGATGATTTGAAAGGCTTGATTGACATGATTTCAAATGTTCCAACTCCATAAGCAAAATCAATACCAACTTGAATTGTCGAAACTGTGAACATTTTAGCTTCTTGTCCTGATTGACTTCTTGTTCCAACAAATAATTGATTTCCTTGCACACACAGAGATGATACTTGAAAATCGACTGGAAGTGTTAAAACTGTTGCGTGAATTGCCCATGATGTATTTACAAATTTAATAGTATTGTCTGCACCAACTACAAGAGTTGCTTCACTTTCCCAAGTACACATTACAGTTGGAGCGGTTGAAGAAACATTTGTTGAAACTTGAGTCCATGTTGTTCCTGCTCTGTAATAAATATCTCCGGCATCTGAAACAACTTCAGTGTCATTGAAGAAAACAACATCTTCTTCGATAGATGGAGTAGGTTGATCTGTATCAGATGCTCTGTTGGTAAGAGTGTTTAAATTCATGTCGCCACTAAATACTTCATCCGAATTAAAAAAGATAGTATCAGCACTCGCCAACATTGCATCCACATCATCCAAATCAGCATCATCATCCGTTGTCATTACAGCAAAAGAAGGCTCTGCCATTGTAATGTAACCTTCATCGTCTAAATCAATATTTTTAGATTTGAAAATAGTACCTGACAAATTGTTTTTGTTTTCTTGAAGATGAGTTTTTGTTTCTTGATTCGGAATTATAAATGTCATATTAGAGTTCGTTAATTATATTTTTAGAAGATTCATCGAGTGGTCGTGTAATCTGTTGTAGTTTTTTTTGTTTAATCCAATCTTCAATGGTTTTAACCTTTCTTTTTAACTCATCTATTTCTTTTTTCTCTGTTGGAGTTAGCATGTTGACATTATTATACCATTAAGATTTGTCTTGGTTAATCCAATCTTCACTATTTTTTGTTGTATTTGTTGCTGAAATATTATTTTTAGCAAAAGGATTTCTCCATCCCGTCACTCTAAAAATTACATTTTGCATTGTTACAACAAATGATCCAACAGAAGCAACGATTGAAAGAGTAACTCCAAAGGTCACATTTATTCCAGTTAGTGTGAATGCTCCAACAGAAGCAATTAATACTCTTCCATAAGCCAGTGTTGCGTTCACTCCAGTCAATGTAAAAGTTCCAAGTGAAGCCAGAAAAGCATATCCGATTGAAAACAAAGCGTTAATTCCAGTCAATGTAAAAGCTCCAGTTGAAGCGATCATTGTCCTTCCAAAATTAAACAATGCATTTATTCCAGTTAGTGTGAATGTTCCAACAGAAGCAATTACTCCATACCCCATTGCAAATAATGCATCAATTCCAGTCAATGTGAATGTTCCAAGACTCGCCAAGATTATGAAGCCTTTTCCAAGTGCTGTTGCAAATCCTGTTAAAACAAATGTTCCAACTGAAGCGATCATAGTAAGTGTCACTCCAAATGTTGCATTTATTCCAGTCAATGTGAATGTTCCAACAGAAGCAAGAATCATTTTCCCATAGTAGAAAATGACATCAATTCCAGTTAGAGCAAATGTTCCAAGTGAAGCAACCATTTTTCTTCCAAAAGATAAGATTGTATTCACGCTTGTTAGAGCAAATGTTCCAAGACTTGCAACCATTTTTCTTCCAAAAGATAGAATCGATGCGATTCCAGTCAATGTGAATGTTCCAAGTGAAGCAACCATTGGATAATCATCTGTTGCAGGAGCAAAAGAAGCCATAACAGTTGCCATTAAATAACTCACACTTGAATTTGCTATAAGTGAAGTTGAACCTGCTGGTGTTTTTGGACCATTAGAGTCTAGAGGGTTTGATGTTGTTGAAGTCCCCCTTAAAGTAGTTCCTGCACCTGCTGTAATATCCCCTCCTGCTCGACAATATTCAACTGTCCAACAATTATTTTCAATAGTTGTCAGCGTTGTTGTAATTGTAGTTCCTGATGTTGAGTTTTTAGCAGAAGCGTCAACGCTTCCTGTTTGCTTTACCCCTGTATAAGAAATAGCGTGTGCTCTAACAATTGCATTTGATGTGAATGAAATCACCACGTTATTAGATCCTGTTGCCGGAGCAATCAATTCATACAAGTAAACATATTCAGTCCCGTTAGCAATTTTATCAACCAGAGTCATGGAAACTCCTCCATAAGTAACTCCTGTTACAGTGTCACCTGCTGTTTTAAATAGTCCAACGAATAGTTTTCTATTAGCACCCGTACAAGTATGTGCAAATGTTAAAGGAGTTCCAGAAGCTGGAGCTTTTAAACCTACACTGACTGCATCAAATGCTATTGCCATAAGCTAAAATTGATTAGCTTATTAAGCGATTGTTAGAAATCCGTTTGAATCGTCAAAGTTAATTGTGAATGTATCACCATCTTGAAGTGTAATTGCTGATCCGTAGTCGTAGTAAGCGATTAAGTCATCGTTTGTAGCTGTATCATCGTAAACATAAATGTATTGGAATGGTCCAGTTGTACCACCTGATGATGTCAAAACTAAATCTGTAAGAGTTAGTTTATATGTTCCTGCTGTTTGTGCTGATGATGTTGTTGTAATGTTTCTTGAAGACAAGTTTGTGTAAGCTACTTGAGTCAAGTCTGCTAGTTCATCCCAAGTTGATGTGTGTGCTGTGTTTGTAAGAGCAATCACAAGCTGATCTGACCCTAAGTTGATTCTCTTTTCTGCTAAAAACTCTACGAATGAATTGATTTTTGTAAATGTTGCCATGTTTTTATGTGTTAATTAATTAATTATTTACAGCTTTCGACACTAGGTCGGAAACTTCTTTTAATATCCCTTTCTCTTTTCCCATAATGCTTGATTAATTCAGCTTTCATTTCTCCAATATCAATCTTCAACCGATCTCTATCAGATGGAGAAAGATGAATTCGAGCATATTTATAAGCCGGAATTAATACCAACAAATAATGGAATAAGCCTGAGAATCCGGCTTTCTTTGTTGTGTCTGCTGAAGTGAAATATGATGCTTCACGATTGATAAATACCTTTAATCCGACCGCTTCCGTATAAGAAGGAACTGGATCAAGGAAGATTCCGTTTGAAGTTTTGTCATAACGAACTGGAACACCCTCTGTATCTAATCCATCCGAAAATGAATCAACATTATAATTTGCATTGTTTGCAGATTGTTGGTCCACTGGATAGATTTCAACAAAAACTCCTTCTTCATTTTTGATCATCACTTTGTAAATATCCAAAACAAGATTCCCTTGTTCATCTGTCGTAAATGCATAATCTCTTTGTCCTGCATTTATTGCTGTTGTAATTATTGGATATTTCGTATGATTTGAATCGTCAAATTGCCATGTTCCTCCAGTCTTAAAAATTAATGCAAAGATTTCATCCATTGCATTATTAATATCTGCTGTAAATTTCTTTAGCTTTGTTGCGTTTCCAGAGATGTCGCCATCATTGAAACCACACTCATCTTCGATGTTTTGAATTAGTCCTGATTTGTTTGTTGTGTCTGAAAATGAAATGCTCATGTTATTTATTAATTAGCAAGGATTGGATATGATTTTTCACAACCAATCCCCAACAATTAAGTTGAGTGTAATTCATTAGTCAGGAACGACCGCCGTTACAATCGCCCCGATAGCTGTAAATCCTTGTCCCATCCAACCGATAGTATTATCGATTTTTGTGAAAGTGTGGATTTGACCGCCTGAAGCAATCGCATATTCTTTTGTTCCGTCACTGTTTTCTGAGTTAATTTCTTCATCAGAACTGGCAGGAGTTCTTACCTCGTGTCCGGCAGAGTTTGAAATAACTGTGATTACATGACCATTTGGAACATCTGCAAGTGATGGAAGAACAATAAAGTCGTTCACACCATTCACATTTGCCCCAACTGATACTGATCGAACTGATGGTGGAATTACGTTAATAACACTAGCTGAATCATCAGGTGTTAATGCAATAGATTCCAATGTCAATCCGTAAAAATGTGGGTTTAGTCCGTTTGGATTTGCCATATTATTTTAAAGCGTTTAATTGAGCCAATAATACTTCTTTCTTTTGCTCGTATTTAACAGGATTTTGGATTTTATATCTTTCAATAAAATCTGCGAATTCTGCGTATGAGCCAGAAACCTTTGGAGCTTCAACAACTGTTTCTTCAACAACTGCTTCTACAACCGGAGCTTCTTGAGATGCTTCAACTTCAACTGGAGTTTCTTCTTTCTCCTTTGGAGCTTGTTCATTTTTTTTAGTTCTTGCCATTTTTTTAGTAGTTATTCCTTTGCGGAGGATGTGGAAGTTATAATCTCGTGCAGAAATAGGTGAATAAAACTGCCTTAACTACAACCTCCACACCCCCAACAAAGGAGGTGGATAATTACGCTAGTGTAATGTCAATGATCAATCCTGCTTTTGGAGTCCATAGTTTGAATCCGATGTAACCATAAGTTACAACTTCCATTCCTGTTTTTCCTGAAACAGCTTTTTCTTCGAATCGAACACCTCGTGGAGAAGCGTAAGTTGCAACATTCTTAACACCGAACACTCTGTGTCCGTCATTTGTGTAAGTAGTTGTTCCTAGAGTTTCTGAAGCGAATGTTCCTGTTCGAACAACATAGATGTCAACACCCATGTAAGAGTTCATGAATCCGTTCTTAAGTGCAGAGTCAGCAAAGTTGAATCCGTTTGTAGCTTGAGCTTGAGCGAAACCAACCATGTCTGTATTCTCGATAACCAAGAAAAGTCCTTTGTAAACTTCAGCGTAACCTGCAACCTTTGAAAGAAGGTTTGACATGATCACATTGATGTTTGAAGCAGTTGTGAAACCTCCGGCAGGAGTTGTGTAAGTTCCAGTTCCATCTTCACAAAGGTTGTTTAGTACGAATCTGTCGATTTTTGTTGCAACTTGATAAACAGTTTCATCTGTTCTTGAAGCGAACAAATCAAATTGTGTCAAAATGTCTTCAAAGTCGAAGATGTGTTCCGCCACAATAACTTCATCTGTCACTGTTAGAGTGTCATCTGTTGTTGTAAATGTGTCGATTGAGTAAGTTCCTGCAATAGCTTGAACTGTTGCTGTTGGTTGTGATCCGTATGGAGATTGGATTCGTTTGTTGTCTGATCGATCAACTTCACAAATCGCTTCTGCTACTAATCTGTTTCTCAACGCTTGTTCAAGTGTTGCTTTTCGAAATTTGTCACGATATGTTCGTGAACTAATTGTATTAAGCATTAAAGTGTGAATTATATATTAATAATTCACCTATTTTTTAATTTTTCTTTCCAGTTCTAAGTCGGATTAGTCGGTCCATGTCTGCATCAGATTCAGGCATTTGCCCTTTCTTTGCATTTGATAGCAATTCTTCATCTGAAATTCCTGTTTGAGTCTTCGCAGTCTTTCCAGTGTTTGTTGCTTGAGCCACAGTTCGAGCTTCCTCATTAGTTTCGAGTATAGTTTTCACAATTGGAGATTTTAGAGCTTCAGAGATTGAGATTCCCTTCAGTTTTGCATAATCTTTAACTTCCGCAATATCCTCTTGAGCAACTTTGTTGTTCATAAGAGCATATAAATCTTCTGTTGAAAGTGCATCACCTTGTTGAACTTCTTTTTTCTCTTCAGGTTTAACTTCTGGTTTTGGATCAGTCGCTTTTTTTCTCCAATGATCCTTTTGTGCTTTCAATGTTTTGATTGCCTTGTCTTTTTCATCTTCAGTAGGACTGTCACCAAGTTCTATTTCTGATTCAAGATCAATCGCTTCATCAACTTCCTCTGTTACAACTTTTTTTTCATTTTCGTCAGGCATGTTTTGTCATGTTATTCATTTCCTTTTCGAGGAGGCGTTCGCCATTTAAAGACATTTTGTTGTCTATACTTTTATAATAAAATTATACCACACATTTAAATTGTGCAATACTATTTTGCACTGTTTTTCTTAAATCGTGCTTGTAATTCTTCAACTGATTCTTCTGTCCGATTTGCAAGACTTAATAATTGAGTCAATTGCATTTCTGTATGACTAATCAATGCGTTTCTCGCAGTATATTCGACATAGTTATCCAACGCACATTTGTCAAAATCAGGTTTGAAGTCAACAATTTTTTCAAGAGTAGTTTCTTCTCCTTTAAGTCTTTTTAATCCTGATTGAATAAGTTGCATCAGCCTATCTCTAACAAGAAGAGCGTTATAAACTTCTTCTGGATCTTTATCTTTTGAATCAATAGTCAACCACAAATCGATCACTTGTCCGAAAGGAGCTTTCAAATCAATCTCCGGATAATAAGTTTTATTCAAAACTTTTAGAGCTTCTTCAGAAATAATAATCGGCTTTAAGATTGTTAAATCTTCCTCAGTCAATTCAACTTGAAAGAACACTTTTCGCAAAGCGTATAACAAAGGCTCGTTGCCTTTGAATAGATTTTTAATCAAAAGTAAATCCTGTTCATTGAATCTCATTGGAACTCTACCTTTTGGAGCTTCATCTTTTTTTTCTTCTATTTTTTCTGCCATTTTTTTATTTAGTTACACCTTTTTTTAATAATTCTACACCGCAACGCCAGTGCCTTCTGTCGGCGGAGCTGTTGCAGGTGTGCTTAATGTTGGAGTTGAAGGAGTTGCTGTTGTCATTTCAATTGGAGAAACTGCTCCAGTCATTGAAAGGATTTTATTGAACAACATTTTTGCATTTGGATCTGTAAGTACAAGAGGATTTGTCGCAATTGTTTGCAACACTGTTGTCAAAGTAGTCAAGTGAGCTTGAGTGTTTGAAGCTTCTCCAGTAACTTCAACTTCTGTTTCCCAAACAAAACCATCAAAGTAATCATCCCATTGTTTATCTGTCATTTCTGAAGGAACAAATGATCTCATGTTGCCCATTTCAGCAAGTTCTTTTTGAACTGATTCTTGAGTCGCTTCAACATCCATTGAAACCGGAAGTTCTCCTTTAACAAGTGAATCAATAACTTCTTTTTTGATTCTCTTATCAGTTTCCATTTTGATAAACTGTGCATCAATTTGTTTGATGTCGTGATCATCTAATACCGAAATGATTTCTTTTCTATCTTTAAGTTGTTTCTTAATGTGTGGAAGAATAAATACTCTCATCATTTCTTCAATGTGAAGTCCTTTATTTTCTGTCATTAATTCAAACAAGTCGTGTGATTCACTCAATACCGCTTCAGTTTGTCGCCAAGCTGTTCCAGAGTTCGGAGTCTTCCCAAGCATCGCTTCTGAAATACCTGTAATTTCGTTTCCAAGTGATTTCCACATTGTTGCAAAGTTTTGGTAAGTTGTGATGTCGTGAGATGAATTATTGATTTGTGTAATTGGTTTATTGTCCGCATGAACAAGAATATCTCCTGTTTCAATTGCTGAAAGAGCATTTTGTCCAACATAAGTATCATCCGCCGTTTGGAAAATCAATTTGTTTGCAAGGTCCAAATGATCTTTAATAGCTTTCACTGAGTGATTTTGCATCCATTGTGATTCGAACAAGTGTTCTACTGCACCAATAGCTTGTGAACGATCTTCTTCTTCAATCAAATGAGTAATCATGTAAGGACTCTTTTGTTCTCTTCCTTTCGCCAAACAGAAATCATCGTATTCGCCTTCTGTATCAGTTTCAACATAAGACATAACGTGCATTTGTTGCACATATTTCTCTTCATCAGATTCTTTTTCTGTAAGATATGACTTTGGAAGTTCTCCATGAATTTCATAAACTTTGATGAAACCTGCATTTGTATCTTTCTTTTGTCCATCACGAGTTTCACGAGCCGAAAGAGAAGCGAGTAGGCTTTTTACAACTTCCTGATTGTAACCTTTTTGTTTTCGAAGTTGTGCCGGAGTATATTCCAAGACTTCAATCACTGGGTTTGAATCGAAATCAATTGCATCCACAATTATTTTATTCCAGTTCATAACCATCGGATGAAGCTTTCCGTCTTTTTCAACAAATTTTAATACAGATGATCCGTACTTTGCCAAAGTCCTTCCCCATTTATTTAAGATCTTTCCAAAATTTTCATCACGCATCCATTGTTGCAATTTTTGTGTCGCAATAAATGCTCGTGTTGTATCTTTTAGTTTCGTTGGTTTGATTCTAATATCTCGTCTATCAATATCAGTCGCTCGATACCAAATATTTATTGCACTTGTAACAATATTGAAGAAAGGTTTTTCTCTTCCTAATGAATCAGTGTCGCCTGAAATATGTTTTGAGTTTGCGTATGCATCAATCCTCTCAAGGTTTTCCAAGAGATTGAATTGCACATGTTTTGAGATTGTTGTGACTCCAGTTTGATAATCGCTTTCGAGTTTTCGAACTAAAGCTCCAACATCATTATTCTTTGCTGAAGTTTGCTCTGACATTTTATTTTATAGGTTATGCGTAAAGAACTGTGCAATCAAGTGTTCCACCAACAACAAGGTAAAGACCTGTGTAAAATTCGATAGGCTCTGGAAATGTAATCATTTGAGGACCAGAAGCGAGTGTCCATGTTGTTGTAATAATAGTTGTTGCATCAACTCCACCAATTAATGTTCCTGTTCCAAACGCTCCGTTTGCAATTGTGTCTGAAACATTAATGTAATTTCCTTGAACTCCTGCAAACAATGCTTCAAGAATTTGAGTTGTGTCCGCATTTGTTGTAGCTGTCACAAGTGAAGTTTGGCTTGATCCAGTTGAGTATTCTGTTCCTTCAGTAGCTCCCCCTGTAATAGCTAGTTTCAAGTTATCCAATGCTGTTGCACTAGATGCTCCAAACAAGATTTGATTTGGAACTGCTGTCGCTCCAGATGTTTCTGAAAGAGCAGTTACGAAAGTATATGTTTGAGAATCAACTGTGTTGTGAGCAGGGTTTGAATTTCCTGTTCCTCCACCAATAGTTGTATCCGCCCAAGACAGACTCGCTGATGTTTCAGTTGTTGCCAAAGTGTTTTGATCTTCTCCTGCAATTCTCGCAACGATTTTTTGAGTTGTATCTGTATTTGTAGTAGCTTCAACAAATTGATGTGCAACTGTTCCTGTTGAATAAGTTGTTCCTTCTCCGGCTGATCCATTAATAGCTGATTTCAAGTTATCAAGAAACACTGCTGTTGATACACCAATCAAAACTTCGTTTGGTCGGACTGCACTTGAAAGAGCAGTTTTCGCAACATAAGTTTTATCTCCAATTGTGATTTCATCACCATCTGAAATAGTTCCATTGGCTGTCAAAACTGATTCTGCAAATTCAAGAGTTGAAATTGTGACTGTTTCGCCATCAACTCCGGCTGTTGAATCTCCTGTTCCACCTCCAAGAGTTGTGTCTTCCCAAACAACACGAGTTGCTGTTCCAGTTGTTACAACATCATTGTTTCCAATTCCAACAGTTCTTGAAACAACAATTTGAGTTGCATCAGCATTTGTTGTTGCAATCACCAAAGGATGAGCAACTGTTCCTGTTGAATAAGTTGTACCTGCTCCTGCTGTTCCGTTAATAGCAGATTTTAGATTGTCCAAGAAAGTTGCATCACTTGCTCCAATCAAAACTTCATAAGGAACTGCCGGCTCTGTTGATAGAGCTGTCACCGCAGTATATGTAATGTCACCAATTTCGATTTCATTTCCGTTTGCAATAGTGTCAACTGTCACTTTGCTTTCTGCATGAACTCCTGCTGTAATAGCTCCTGTCAAAGTAAGAGTCACAACCGCTTTGTTGGCTGACTCATCGTTTGAACTCAATCCATCATTCAAGGCGAATGTTCCTGATGTGTGTGAATTTACAATAATTCCGAAAACTTTTCCTACACCACTTTTTACGATACCTGAAGCTGTTCGGTTATCATATTTTGCCCCACTAATGTTTGCCATTTTGTTTTTAATAATTAGTTAATAAAAATGTTAATAAAATTATACCACTACCTTGTTGAGTTGGAAACAATGTTGTTTCGATTTCTGTTGAGAATTTGAATTTGTTTATTTTTAATTTCCACTCTTTCGATTGAATCATCTTTCACCATCTCAGCACGAATCTCGAAATACATTCTCATGAGCCAAGTGTCGGAATGATCAGGACTTCTTCCAATAGCATCTTTAATTTCTTCTTTTGAAGTCGCAGTTCTTTTCTGGTCCGGCACTGTCACATCTTTATATTGTGATAACTCTTGAATAATTGTATCTCGTTGACTATCTGGAACTCGTGAAGCAACCAAGTGTCTATTCACCAAATCTCCTAAAGTAAATACACACTGACATCTCAAATTTTTATAATCTGAAACATACTTTGGTGCATGACTTAATGATCCAACATTTGGAAGCTCAACAATATTTGCATCAGTCTTGATTGGTGCATACGAAGATTTGTAACCAATTATACCATTCAGCATTGAACTCTTTGCAACTCCTGTTCCAACACCGATCGCATCAACACAAATATGTGAATAAGGAATTCTTTCAGCCGATGCGTACTCACGAATTTTGTCGATAATATTATCAGTATTGAATCCAGAAAATTCTTCTCGCTTGTATTCTTCAAGATCTTCCCAAAACGAGAAAACAGTTTTGTCTGCTCCATCATCTGCGACATCGACAACCAAATATTTCTGACCAGTTTTTATGACTGTATTTGTAAATACATCAACCAAAGAATCGTAATGAAAAATATTCATTGCATCAGTATCGTATTCCCAATCTCCGAGCTTCAAACGCTTTCGTGTTTTATCATCGGAAATTTCATTCAAGTTATCTTCATATTCATCTGCTGTGTATTCATTGTCCGAATATAATGATTGCAGAAAACGATAATTGTCTGGAAGTGTTTTATCTTTATATGGTTTATAGAACACACGATACAACCACCCTTTGTTAGGGTTACAAGTTAGAAGCAATTTTGACATCACTCCATAATCTTTATTCATGTGTCTTCCAATACGAGATTTCAGAACATCGAATGATTTGAATTCAACCTCACCTGCTTCTTCAATCCATCCTCCAGTGTATTCAAGTGATCCGAATCTTTCATAATCAGGATCAGAAGGTTTATACGCAACATCGAGTAAGTCGATTCGAGATCCATTTGTAAATTCAATATAATTATACTGACCATTTAATTTCCAATCAGTGTCCGGAATTCCATGATATTTACAGACTTTTTTAAATGTGATGAAACTAGACTTCATCAGTCGTGACAATTCGTTTCTTCCAATAAACCATTTTGACTCCGGATAGAAATAACAATTAGTGATCAACCATTCACAACCAAGCCACGATTTTCCAGTTTAGTCAACCCCCCCCCGCACCACCGCCAAAAAGTAGATACTTTGTTGTATCGTCTTGGAGGTATTGATACGCAGAATGCTGTTTCAATGTTGGGGAAATTGTTGGTTTCGCCATCGGATGCAAGAGGGAGTTTATTCCCACCGCTTATGAACATTATCTTTGACATGGAAACGAGAATGTTCACTTGCAGTCATTAGTTCGAGATTGTCCAAAGAATTATTTAAAGTGTTTCCGTCTTTGTGATGAACAACTTCGTTTTTTAATAAAAGTCGACCGACATTATTTTCGATAATCAATCTATGCTCTCTGACATAACCCTTCTTGGTTGCAAAAGGATGGTCCGGCATAAAAATCAATAAATACATTTTACCACCTTTACGAGATTTGTGATAACAAAATCCTTTCTTATTGTGATGATAAAACTACTTTTTTGTCGGATCAATATAATTAAAGCCGGAAATTCTTTCTCCTTTAGAAGTCACATCAGTTTCAGTTTTTTCTTTATAACCATGATTGTTTGAAAGCATCAGTTTTGTAATCACCGGACTATACTGTCCACCAAGCCCATTAGAAGTCAAAATTTCCTCTTGTGTCGCAAGAATTTGCTCCAAAGTGTCCGAGAAATTAGGCTGTTCATCTGCCCATTTGTAAATAGTTGATCTCGCAACCTTCAAATAAATTGCAAGACCGGCAACTGACGGAATTTTCACATCAATAATTCTTTCGTAAGAATCGCTTTTCTCACCACGAGTTTTATGAAACTCAGTAACAACATCAACGCTGTTTTGCAAATACTCTTTTGCTTTCTTATTGTAAGCATCAGTGTAAGTTGTTTCATGACCTCTTTTCTTTTTAGTAGTTTCTTTTTCCATGCATTAATAATAACACAAAAAACAAATAGTCAAGAAACAAACGCAGTTTTTGACAATCCAAATTTTATATTGTATGACCTCACTTCCCACTTGCAATTCCGATAAGGAAAGTATAAACTGGCTATATGTTCAGCTCTAGCAGAGGGGAACTACCCTTAGGGTAGTAAACCCCTTGCAAGAAGCTTGAAGAACAAAGCCGAACTGGAATCTGGCTCTAAGCCACTCCCTAGAGCCGGCAACCCCTACAAAAAATGGATGAAAAATACACAAAATTGAATAATATCCGATTAGATGGAAAGATGTCCGAAGAGGATGAAGTCATTTTTGGTAACGCAAAAAGTCTATTTCAAACAAAAGTGATTGAGGAACTATATGAAAAATACACATCATTGGATACTGTAAAACAAAAGAAAAAGTCTAGCGTAAAACCTAGTGATAATATAAATGTAGATTTCGATGGAGGATATAAAGAAGCCAAAGATGTTTTACTATTCAACAAGGTCCGAAAGACTCTGAAGCACGAGTTGTTAAAGGAGGATGTATTGGAAGCTCACAAGAACACATGCTCTGAATGCAAACACCAATTCCCCACTCGCAAACAATTTAAGAAAGATCATCCACGAACTATTTATCCATTATTTGTGCGATGTCTATTTAACATTCCTTGCTATTTAAATAAAAAAAGGATTCTTACAATCAATGAAGCAATGAAAGATGAAGCAATATTTAACAAGGACAATTATCAGCCGATTTGTACTGATTGCAAACCTTCACGCTTTGCTAAAAGAAAATTATGAAAGAAGTTAAAACAAAATTAGATTGTGCTGTGTGTGGAGAAGGGTTCGATTGTGAACATGATTTTTCAAATGAATTCAATTCCAGCGAAGAATCAAATGTTCCTCATTGTCAAAAATGTTTTTATGACAATGGGCTTTGCGAACACAAACATGGCTATCAATGTTCAAAACATTATAATCCTTTTAATTAACATGAAAGTTCTTGAATTATTCGCAGGAAGTAGATCGATAGGAAAAGCCACTGAGCAAATGGGGGGGGTATCGTTTTCTAGTGATATTGAACAATTTGGAAGGATTGATTATGTCGTTGATATTTTGGATTTTGATTATAAAAATGTGCCTTTCATTCCTGATGTGATTTGGGCTTCACCTCCTTGTACTTCTTTCAGTGTTGCTTCTATTGGCACACATTGGGGTGGAGGTTATAGGGGGTATGAGCCAAAAACAGAAGGAGCTTTGTTGGGTATGAAGTTAGTACAAAAAACTATTGAGATTATAGATTATTATCAAAAGTTAAATCCAAATTTGATTTGGTATATAGAAAATCCTCGTGGAGTTTTAAGAAAATTAGATGTTGTCAAACTTTTGCCTATTAGACACACAATTACATATTGCCAGTATGGAGATGAAAGAATGAAACCTACTGATATTTGGACTAATAACGAAAAATGGATTCCAAAACCGATGTGTAAAAATGGTATGCCTTGTCATGTATCCGCACCTCGTGGAAGTAAGACTGGAACTCAAGGAAGAAAAGGCTCTTATGAACGCTCAATGATTCCTGAACAATTGTGTAACGAAGTTCTACAAACTACTTAAATATTCCTGATTGTCGAGCTTTCTTTTTGGCTGTGCCATTCCGAGAAATAATTTACAACTCACTCTAAACCCACACTCACATTCGAATTTATTTCCATTGTCGTACAGTTCATCACCACACTTTGGACAGAATTCATCCATATTAATTATTGTTATTCTATTAAATCTTTCGACACACACTTGACATGTACCTCGTGTCCTACTTTATTATAATACAACTGTTTTGCTTTAATTTCTTTTTTGCACACAATGCAGTTTGGATTCACAAATGCAAACCCTCTTTTCTTTTTTTGACCGGCATGGTATTTTCTTTCGGCTCTCATTGTTGTTGATTTCCAAATGAATTAATAAAATTTTCATCAAAAGTATCAAATCCTGATTCACCTTCATGACCTTCTTCTTCGGTTATTTCTCTTGAGATTAAATTCTCACTTTCTTTGATGTCGCAAATTCTTCTTAAAACCTTCCAATCACTTTCTTTAGTAAAAGCCCAGTGTAGGCTGTTACTATCTCCTGTACGCTGTAATATTCCAACCGCAGAAAGATTCTGAAGGATGTTTCGGATTACATCAGTATCAAGTCCAACAACATCCGCAATAGTTGTTGTTCTAACAGCTAATCCAAAGTCATGCTTTGCAATAACATCAAGACACGCTCTTTTTTCTTCATTAGCAAGTGAATAAGCACACCAATCTAAAATGTGAAGTTCTGCTTCTTCAAGTTTTGTCGCTCCGGTTTCATAAAATTTAATAGCCATCAAACCTTTTGCAATATTAGATAATTGCAACGCAATACGCATAGGCATCGCCGGAACTGGCTTTTTGATGATCACTTCACCTTTCCAATCTTTCTTTGCAACTGTTCTTATTCTTTCGGCAAGGAGTGAAACTTCAACAATTCGATGCTTTGTTTCTTTATCAAGCTCAAGGTCCAATTCTTTATCAGTACATTCCATCGCAACATTTGTGATGTAATCACCATAAAGCTTCGCAAGTTTTTCATCCAAATCTCTTCCATACATTTTCCGGTTAAGAGCAATTTCAGTTGCCTTCTCAGGATCATAATCCTTCATTCTGTAGTAGATAAATCGCTCTCCCATGTCCGCCACTTCTTCAAATTTTTCATAAAGTGTCGGCGTACCTCCGGAGATCACTCCTAGATTTCCTTTCCATGTGTTGGCGGTTGTGTCGTTTCCGGACATTTTAGTCATCTCACCATCGTAAATCATACGAAATTGTGAAAGGATGGCGTTCTTGCTGTCGGAATTTTTTGAAAATAGAACTGTAAGATCAGAGATTGCAATAATTCCTCGTGTTCCGATTCGGTGCAATAGTGAATTTTTTTTATCTCCGGCTTTTGCAGAAAGGAAAGTGTTCTCAGTAAGATCATCAACACGATGAATAAATGTTTCATCAGTCAACGCCATAGGTCGCAAGATTTGTGATTTTCCTCCTGATGATGCACCAATAATTACAAGCCACACTGGATCACCAATTTTCAAACGATTAGAGATGATTGAAGCCAAAGTTAAATCAATAATTGAAGTGTCCTCAAAGTATTGATATTTCTGTATTTCTTTTTTGATTGCAGGAAGTTTCATGGTCGTTTTACAAGTCCTTGATTATCCAAGAACATATTTCCGGCGGTGTATCTTTTCCAGTGAGTTGAGTCATCATAAACTTTGCCTTCGCCGATTGAACATTTCATTAATACCTTACTTGTTTCTGATTTGAAATAATAAGTTAAATCTTTATTAACGTGTTTTCTGATTTCGCTTGTTACATTTTTTCTAACATTTTTTTGAAAAGTTTTACTGGGTTGAATTTCTGAAATTCTCTGATATTTAAGTTGTTGTCGAACAGACATCCAACGATGAAGATCAACCTGAACATTTGTATTCCAAAAATTGTTGGATGCTTTTTTAAGAGAAGGAGTTAGAATAAAAATCCATTCGCAAGATTTTACTGCGGAAGGAATGATTGTCATTGTTTCGTATTTAAAACCATTCATCACCAAATACACTGCTTCATCAATTGACTTTGTTTTATAAAATTTCTTTTTCATTATTCTTTTAATTTATTAATTGCTTCAGTAAATGATGCATCATTAATTTTCATGTACATATCAATGACATCGTAATTCTTCCCACATTGTCCGAAACAGTAGCAGGTGTTGGTCTTTGGATAATATTGAAGTGATCCAGTTTTTTCATTGTGAAAAGGACAAACCGCTTTGCCGGTTTTGTTAAATTTGATTCCTTCAAGATGTGGAATCGGAAATGACTTTGCACTCAAAAGGACATCATCTGAATGTTTTCGTTTACCAATTTTTTGTTCCACAGGCTTATCCTCCTTCAGGAATTCATCATGGAAATATGTTGATTGCCAAAGGCTCACACGATCACCTCTATCGGACAAAATGTCCTTTATAACTTTTGCTGTCTTTATAAGAGTGTGCAAATCTCCTCCATTAAGGACATAATCCGAAATGTCCTTTATACCTGATCGCTCTGGAAGGAATAAGATTTTCACATTTTCAAGTCCAAACATCTTTGCAACTTTCGCCATTCCTTGACCTCCGGCTTTGTCATTGTCGAAGCAAAGTATTATGTTCTTCCCCTGAAGGACATCAACCCACTCAAGAGGAAATGACATCGCACCTCCAGTTGAAGTGACCGCCGGAATATTGTGACTCCATGCAACAAGGCAATCTTTTTCTCCTTCAGTGATTAAAATTGTGTCGTGATCTTTTGCTTTAAACCATCCGTAGAGTGTCATCTTCCCACCAAAATCGTAAGTGTATTTTGGACCTTTATCATTCTCCGGAGATCTTCTATACTTATTAAAAACAAAGTTGCCTTCCCCATCTAAAACAGGAAAAGCAATTGTTCCACTTTCAGTTGAGTAGAGATTGAATTCCGCCAAAACATTTTCAGTAATTTTTTGTCGGCTCAACCAGTCGTGGTGTAATTTATTTAAGTGCATGTCGAAAGTATATCACCTGAAAAAAATATTCTACAAATTAAAACTGGGGATAACGAACAGTTCGCAAGAATTTCGTGATATTATTACAGCAACAATAAATATGGATTACGAAGGACAGATAAAAGAGCTTCATCGACAGGGTTTTCAACTCGAAGAAATTTACAAAATATATTCTCCAATATATTTTCCTGAACAAATTGATGCAATAATAAAATGTATAGAACAATAATCATTTACATAATAATTTTTTTAATCCTCGCACTCTGTGCATCGACTGCACTTAACTAATATGAAAAAAATTTGGGATGGAGAATCAGGAATGGTGCTAGATGTTATGGATGATTTTTCTTCAGTCGTAAGATATAAAGTAGGATTGCTTTATTGGGAAATAATAAAAGACAATGAATCCGGACAACTTTTAAATGGATGGGTTGGTGAATCTGAGTTCGACGGATTCTTTGGAAGACAGGGAATCAAGAGATCTGAATTTGTTGAGATAACTGATCAAGACATCATTGAATTAGTGTCTTTAAAAAAGTTGTCCACAGGTGACAAAGTTAAACTTTTTACAGATGGAAGAAAGTAGCATATTCTACCTATGTAAGCAGTGAGTGGGGTTTTAGGACTTATGTTTTGGTAGCGAGAACGCTGGAACATCTAGTTATTAGAATCTCGTTCTCTGTTTATAAAATTTTAAATACTAAAAGACAAATGTTGCAATCAAAATATAGAAATATAAAGATAAAAGAAGCAGATTATCTTGCCATCAGAAAATGGTCCGCCATTCTAGATATGAAGCTCTACGAGGTTATACACTTTCTTATAAATTCAAAATGCAGTTGTACCAACACCAAAAAGAAATAGTTGAAGCAGATCCAAAGAAATCTGGAATATTTCAAGGATGTGGAAGTGGAAAAACAAGAACAGCACTCGCTCTGGCAACAGGTCGGGTGCTTGTTGTTTGTCCGAAAACTCAACGAGATGATGAGAACTGGCAAAGGGAAGCAAAGATGCTCAGACTTGATATTGATCTTACTGTAATGAGCAAGGAGGAATTTAGAAGGGATGTTTTAACACTTCCAAAGTTCGACACAGTGATTGTGGATGAAGCTCACACATGTCTTGGAGTTACACCATCAACACATTTCAAAAACCGAATGCCACGACCAAAGGCTTCACAACTATTTTATTCATTGAAAGAATTCATTGAGAAGACAAAGCCTGAGCGTGTGTATTTGGTGACAGCGACAATTGTAAAATCTCCAATGACAGTGTGGGGAGCAGGTGTAATTCTTGGAGCGTGGTCCGGAGGAATTGAATCATTCTATAAATTCAGATCAATCTATTATGTCAGGTTGCCAATGGCAGGAAGAGAAGTTTATTCTCCAAAGAGTGATAAAGAAACAAAAGAGCGACTCGCAAGACTCGTGAAGACAATTGGATTTGTCGGAAGACTCGAAGACTACTTCGATGTTCCAGAACAAACATTCCATGATGAATACGTGGATCTAACAGTTGACCAAAAGAAAGCAATTAAAGAAGCACGATTAGATTATCCTGATCCAATTGTTGCTATTGGAAAAATCAATCAGATTGAAAATGGAATTCTCGCCGGTGATGATTACAACAAGGCTCAAGTTTTCAAAGAAAATAAAACTCAAAGACTTCTTGATTATTCAATTGAATTTCCTCGAATGATTGTGTTTGCAAAATACACGACACAAATTGAAAACCTTGAAAAAGCATTTAAAAAAGAAGGGAAGAAAGTTTTCACTCTTACTGGAAAAACAAAAGATCGTGGAGAATTATTCCGGCAGGTGAATGCGTGTGACGATTATGTTTTTATATGCCAGTCACAAATCAGTGCAGGGTGGGAAATTCCTGATTGTCCGGTGATGATCTTTGCTTCAAGAAATTATTCATTCGTGGATTATTCTCAGGCTCTTGGAAGAATTCTTCGAGCAAATCATTTAAAGAAAAATCTGTATATAAACTTGATTGCAAAGAGTGAAATCGACATGGCGATTCACAATGCATTAAAAAATAAGCAGGATTTTGACGAAAAGCTTTATGTGGATAAGTC